CATCATAAGATATTCGTGATCTTTTATATTATCTTCATATATTAAACAATCACCATTTACCCTTTTAGGATTCTTTGCTCTTAGTTTCAGTAATGTCTCTGCATCAATAAGAGTATCACCAGTACCAAAAAATGTATTACCAAACTCTTGATCAAACTGTAGCTGTGATGTATTACCTACTGTTTGTTGTTTCCATATCTCATCTCTGCCTGGAACATCCCACCAATCAACTCTGAAAGGAATAAACTGGTTAGTTTTTTGCATTGCGCCTTCCCATATCTTATGGAATACGTTACCAATACCATTAGCTGTAGATGTAATAATAACCTTTGTATCTTTACCAGATGATACAACAGGATATGTCGATGTATAGAATTGAGCATCATTCTCAACAAAAGCAAACTCGTCTAAAAATAGTAAGTTGATAGATAGACCACGAATAGATGATCCACTTGTAGCAGAAGCAAGTATTTTGGAATTATTAGAAAATTCAATAGAACCTTTATTAAGTGCTTTAGTGCCTGGTTGTAGAAAGAATGGTAGGTTCTCTAACATAAGAGTAACACGTGCCAACATCTCTCTAGCAGTCGCACCTTTATTAGCAAGAATAGCAATATTCTTTTCTGAATGAAATAAAGCAAACCATAGAATATATGCTACAGATGATATTGATTTACCAGATTGTCTACAAGCTAATACAATAGAGAAGCGATTAGTATTAAAGTGATCAAACATTTCTTCTTGATAAGGATATAGCTCAAAGTTAACCAGACCTCTATCTAAGTGTATAACTTTGCAATACTTCTTTGCAAAGTACACGGGATCTTCCATACACTTTTTATATTCAATAATCTCATCTTGAGTCCATGGAGTGATTACTCCATCTTTCTTAACATGATTATTGCCTAAATAACCATGCTCTTTACTCATCTTTAATTCTTGGTGTAATATCAATCACATTATTTACCTTAGCCTCTGGCTGTTCGGTTTTTACATCCTGTAGCATACGCTGTAAATCTGTAGTAGAACCTATAAAGACATTATTATTTGTAGTAGCATTATCCAATGCTGGCACATCACTCTTATTAATATCTTTATTCTTTTTATTAAGATCCATTAGCTTGTCATTAACATCAGCCACGTTCTTAATCATACCAGACAATACCTCATAAGCACGAGGGTGTTCTGATTCTCTGGCAACTTCCATCATCATACTCAGGGCATCTTGTCCCTTTTCAATCAGATCATAATAGGTGTCTCTTGACTTATCATAGTCACTTTTAATATTATCATCATCCGTCATCGCTCGTTATTTCCTCATAATTATATGTCTGAGTAAACCCATAGTCAGAATCATATTGGGGTATTACTGTAGGTGTTGTAGTTATTGTACTGTATTTAGTACCTGCAGTAAGTTCAAATTCAGTAATAGCTTTAGTAATTATTTCACCATCATCAATTGGTCCAGTAAAGTTAATCTTAACTTCAAAGTCAAGAACATATTGTACTGTTTGTCTTTGTTCTTGTAATCCTTCACCTTCGTTAATAAAAGATACTGATTGTAAAGTGATAGGAACATCTTCTTTTATATCAGGGTATTCTTTATATGGTTTCATAGTAACAGTATATTGGGGTGCAAAGTAAGGTAGTATCTGTTCTACAATTTGTAATGCATCATCTTGATTATTTGCATAGACACCTAAAGAAAATGTAACAATATAAGGGGTCGATTGTCTAATCTTAGCACGTTGATTATTATCGGCTGCAGTTGCAGCTCTTAACTGAGTATTAGTTTTTGCTAATTGTCTTGTTGAGTCATATGCTATTGAAGTCATTTCAAAAGACATTCTAGGAAGTTTAATAGCAACCGAATCGTCTTTACCAAATTCGCCTACTTGCTGTAGTCTTGCAATAAACTTTGATCTAGGAGAATAAGCTAAAGGTACTCTAAGCGTACTTAACACTTTATTATTATTATCTGTTCTTATTACATATATTTTAGTAAAAAGTGAACCAAATATTGCAACAGTTTTTCTGAGTCTCTCATGGTAGAAATAATTATTAAACATTAGCTAGTAAATCCTGTGCTATTAACAACTTCACCAAATGGATTACCTTCTGAGAAATCCAAGAAATCTTCTATTTCTGTGGCAAATTCTAAGTTCTGTTCATTAGATGCTAAGTTATTAGATTCCGAAATTGAAGTAACATTTGCAAGTGCGTTATTTGTTAAACCTTGTATTTGAGTACTTGTAATAAAGCTATGGAAATCACCATCATTAGCACCCGCATGAATAACTTTTAGTATATTAGTATCAGGATTCCATGATGCAACTTCACCAGACATAATAACACCACCAGCAATAGTTTGATTTACTGTCTCGCCAACAATAAAGCCATTTGAATCACTATCAAGTGTTAAATCAAAGCTGAAAGCATTTGCCGTTTCAATAGTATCAATAGCAAGATTACCTGTACTAATATTTTCATCATTATATTCAAATAATTCACATCTTAGTTTATAAACAGGTAAATTATTTAACTGATAAAATGGCTGTTCGTGCTCAACGTGCATAATCTGAAATAGTTTATTTGCAAATGGTGTATAAATTAAATCACCTTCTACTGGTCTATCTGTCTGGATCTCATTATCATACTTTCTTACAGTTTCATTCCACCGTCTTTTAGCCATGATAAGAGTAACACTGTCTCTAATCTCAACACCAAATTTACTGAATAAATCACCTTCTCCGTCAAAACCATCATTGCTTTCAACATACATTTCAACTTTATAGCTGGAATTAAAGGATGATACAGGATCTTCTTTAAATATAGAATCAATATTAACCAAATCTCTCGGCATATAATATAGGTCTTGCCCATATATCTTTACCGCTTCAATGATTAAATCTTCATATAGAAGTTGTTCTGATCTGTGTCCGTCTGAGAAATATAAATTGCGCATATTAACCTACAAAGAAGTCTACAGGAAGTTCATGTTCCATTCTTAGATCCTCTTCAAGTTTTAACACTTCTGCTGTTGCAGCTTCTAATATAACCATACCATTCATTGTTACACCTCCAGGTAATTGCATACCTTCAAACTTACTAAGGTTCTGACCCCATTGTTGTTTGATAAGTGCTGTTACATATTTTTTTAACCATTTATCATTATAAACCGATGTATTTGATACAGGGTCTACAAGTTGAAAGGCTTCTACAATAATGTATTGTCCAGCAATTACATCTTGTGTTTCAAACTCTCCGTGTATATAAAGTCTACCTTCATATTGTGAGAAATTAACTTGAGGTAATCCGTTGAGTTTTGATTCTATCATAGAGATATGTTGTTGCATCATTGTATAATACGCCATATCACCCATAAATCTTCCCATTACAGCAAGATCATTTAATCTAAGTTGATAACCAAGTGAGAACATACCAGTAGAACTATTTCCACTATTTATAGGTAAAACCCTTTTTACAAAGATATAATCTGATGGTATTGGAATATAACCATTAGTAATATCATCTGCTGTTACTTGATGTTTTAGATAAACAATTTTAGTTGCATCTGAATGATATTCTTGAAAGTATTCAATGGCTTCATCTAATCTATCTTCCAACTGCTCTTCATCTACATTTATTTCGAGTACAGGTTCCCCTAATCTACGCTTAGCATAGTCTATTAAAGTATCTCTTGAATTAGGTTTAGCCATTGTTTATTCCTGTTCTTATACAGTTCTATTTATAAGAGTTTATAGTTCGTCAGAGTCATGTAAATACTGATCAGGAAATTGTTCTTCATGTGCTGCAAGCATTAATGCTTCAGTATCAAACTCCTGTACAGTAGCATCATCACGGTACGATACACTAGTAGATTCTGTTAAAGAAATTGCTCCTTCATTAATAATAAAATAGCCTTCTGTTTTAGTTAATATAGCCATTACGCTGTTCCTCCATCTGAAATTGTCCATCCGTCAGTGCTAATTAGATTAGCTCTTGCTGCTGCTGCTGTACCACCTGCTGTATATTGACTGTTCCCAAAGTTAGGAGACATACCATCAAATGGATCCTGAGCATCCCAATTGACTAATAGCGCATCATAACGTGCGGTGGGTAATGTTACACCACCCATAAATATACTCAAAGCAGAGGTACTGTTAAGGGCTTCAATATTAAAGTTCTCAACGCCAACAACATCTGTAAGACTATTGCAACCCAAGAACATTCCCCACATAGTTGTCACAGATGAGGTATTAAAACTACTTACATCGAGTGATGTGAGACCGGAGCAAGCTAGGAACATTTGCTGCATATTTGTAACAGATGAGGTATCAAAACCACTTACATCGAGTGATGTGATATTGCAATTATAAAACATGTTGCTCATATTTGTAACAGATGATGTATTAAAATTACTTACATCGAGTGATGTAAGAATATCACATCTTCCAAACATCCCGCCCATATATGTACAACTTGATGTATTAAAACTACTTACATCGAGTGATGTGAGACTGAAGCAAGCAAAAAACATATCAGAGAAAGTGGTAGCAGATGATGTATTAAAGTTGCTCAAATCAAGAGACGTGAGATTATACATTCGATTAAACATATTCTGCATACTTGTAACAGATGATGTATTAAAACTACTTACATCGAGTGATGTGAGACTTTTACAATTATAAAACATGTTGCTCATAGTTGTAACAGATGATGTATTAAAATTACTTACATCGAGTGATGTTAAATCTAAATTTTCATTGAACATATAGCTCATATCTGTAACAGATGAGGTATCAAAGTTACTCAAATCAAGCGTTGTTAAATCTCTACAAGCGTGGAACATTCGATGCATATTTGTAACAGATGAGGTATCAAAACTACTTACATCAAGAGTTGTTAGACTGATCATAACGAACATAAAGCCCATATCTGTAACAGATGAGGTATCAAAGTTACTCAAATCAAGCGTTGTTACTAGATGACAACCATAGAACATTCCATACATATTTGTAACAGATGAGGTATCTGTTACACCAACATTAAAGCTAGTCATGTTACCACATGACTTAAATGCATTTAAAAAGCTTTGCCAGCCGACTGTACCAAGGTTAGTTACTGTGATGACTTTTCCAGCGTTTGTTGAATTGTTACCAAATTTGATATTAGGGAACGTACCACTGATACTGATTGAGTGATCTCCAGCAGATGCATATGTGTGTGCTAGATTAGAATCATTATATGTTGTAACTGTTGATGATGAACCATCACCCCAATCAACAGTTGCATT